TTGACACCTCAAGTGCAACTCTTAATGGTGTTACATTAGCATTTTCTTTTGATCCATCAAATACAGATATCTTTACTTACAAAAATATTACTGATGAGGTTATTGATACTAATACTAATCAACAAACTTCTATTACAGTAAAAATGCAAGATTTACCTGGCATATTTTATTACTTTGATCTTGCAGGTACATATGCATCAGCTGGAAGTTATTTCACTATAATGAACGAACCTCTAAGTGGTACAAATGTACTAGTGTCTAAGACTGATAATACTGCCTCATATGTAACTGCATTAGAACCAGAGGTAGGTTATGACAGTTCTAATAGTGTCACATATAGTACAAACTCGATATATCCAACTGGAGGTGTCTCATCAATCTCAATTGGAGACAGCGGACGTAATTATCAATCTTTACCACAATTAACAGGTTCTAGTAGATCTGGTGCAGGTGCTACTGCAGTAGCAACAATATCTGGTGTACTATCTGGTGTTGCTGTTACTAACAAAGGATCTGGTTATGATCCAAATTCTTTACCTACAGGTGTTGTAACATTACCTGATTTTGTAGATTTAACTTTATCAAATGTTCTTGGATCTGGTTCATTTGCAGTAAATGAAATTGTTATATCACAGAGTGTTCAAGGATCACAAACTGCTAGGGGTAGAGTTTTAAATTGGAATCCATTAACATCAACATTAAGAATACAACCTCTTCAAAATTCAAGGAATGGTGCTGCAAATAAAGGTTATATTATGTTTACTACCTTATCTGCTAATGCTGATAGGGGTAGAGTTTTTAGTTCAGAAACTCAGGCAACGATTACTACAGTAAGTGGAACTCAAGCAACAGTTCTTTGTAGTATTCCTAGTTCAGGTCCTGATGTAGGTAGATTATCAGAAGTTACTATTACTGGTCCTGGCTCTAATTATAGATCAGCACCAGATATTATTCTTGATCCTCCGACATTTGGATTGGCAAAAACTTTAATACTAGATCCTGACACTACTCAACCTACTGGATTGACTGATGGTACGTATACTGGTGTTACACAATTGTCAGTAAGTCCTGTTGGTGGTATTAATATAGAGATGACTGTTAAAGTTGAAGTTGGAGAAATATCAACAGTTACTGTTACTAATGGCGGTAGTAATTACAAACTTGGTTCTGAGATTACCATAGCTGGTAATCAGATAGGTGGATCTTCTACTAATGCTGTTGTGAAGGTTACAGAATTGACACATGTTGATGTTGCGTCAACATTATCCTCTCTTAATGGATCAGTAGATAGTATAACAATTACTAATAGTGGATCTGGTTACTTGTCTGCACCAGAAGTTCTTGTTAGTGGTGGTAGTGGAATTAACGCTAAATTTAATGCGACTATCAAAGATCAAGGAATATCTTCAATTAATATAGAAAGTGGTGGACAATTATTTCAAAATGCTCCTGTTGTTAATATTTTACAAAAAACAGGAAATGGTGCTTCTGTATTATTAAAATCTTCTAATTTGGGTGAGATTTTAAAAATTGGTGGAGACAATATTACATTTAACTATAGCCATGACAGAACTTTAAAACCAGAGTTAAATACAACTTATAATTTACAATTAACAAGAACTCAAGTTATTGATTATCTTGATGTAACAGATGGTGGTGCAAATTTTGTTGCTATACCAGAAATTGTTCTTACTGGTGGAAGTGGATCACTCTTTGCTTTAGAACCAGTTATTGAGAATGAAGTTATACAAAGTGTTCGAGTTCGCAATCCTGGTAGAGGTTTCTTATCAGCTCCAACTGTAAATGCAAAAGTAACTCATAATTGGGTTGCACTGAGATCTAATAGTACTTTAAATTTCCCATACAATGCAAAAATACCTACAGGTACTAAAGTTACATTAAATCAGAATGTAGGGGTATTTCCAGATCCATTAACAACAAACACAACATATTATGCTATTGCTGCAAGTATTGCAAATGGATTGGCTGATAATCAAATTAGATTGGCAACAACTCAAGCAAATGCAATCAATGAAACTTATATCAATTTTACTTCTGATCCACAGGGAGATGCAAATGGATTGACTTCATTTACTCTTTCTAGTATAGATCTTGGTGATTCTATCACCGCATATATGAGAGCTGCTAATTTCTTAGTCGGTGAAAGAGTTTATCAAGGTACATCTACTACTTCGTTTACTGCATACGGTATTATTAAAAATTGGGACAAACGTGGACGTGTTCTTAGTGTAGAAATTATAGAAGGTGACTTTGTTATTGGTGAACCTGTATTTGGTGAAGAATCATCAGCTTTTGGTGAAATTCATGCATTTGATAGAGCAGAGGCTACGTTTAATGTATCTCCTATCAGTACATCAGCTGAAGGTTGGTCACGAACCACTGGTTTCTTAGATGTTAATGAACAGAGACTATATGATAGTGATAGGTTCCAAGAATACTCATATGAGATTTCTTCACCTATCAATATTAGTAAATGGAAAAACCCATTAAAATTTGCTGCACATCCTGCAGGTTTTAAAGTAGTTGGTACTCAAGTTGTATTAGAATCTAGTGCTAAAGTTTATAGAGCTAAATCTACACTAAATCCAAATTATTCTGCAAATGAACCTTGGGCATGGTGGACAACTTCACCACAATCAAGTTTACAGACATTCAATGGAACTACATACGTTTTCCCCAAACCATCTGCTAAATCAACTGGTAAGTTTGCAACGATTGCAAACTTTGCATTAGGAGATCCAGATTATTCTGCAGCAGTTCCTACCGAGGTACAAATATTTGGAAGACAATTATTAGACGTTCAAAAAATCTTAAGTTGCATTGCACATAAAATTGATGATATTAGTTCTGGATTTAACGAAATCACACGTACTTTTAATTTAAGAGTTGATGGTGTTACAGTAACTAGTAAGATTGGAAAAACTTCGGTTAAAGAACAATTCTTAGTTATGATAAATGGAATTGTTCAAAATCCAAATAACTATACTGTATCAAATGATACAATTACATTTTCTAATGCACCTAAAGAAAATTCTGTTGCTTTGATAATGTATTATGATCGTGCATCATATGCTTCTAGTTTCCAATTAGATCAAATAGGAGATGAAATAAAATCTTTCGGTACAGGTTATTCTGGATTAGGAGTTCATACATTTGTCAGTGGAGTTACAAATGCAATCACTGCTAGTGGTGGAGCAACAGGATCATTCACTGCTGCATCTGGTACCACATATGATCCTAGTACAGGTGTACTAGTTATTGAGATTGGTTCTCACAGTTTGACTACTAGTAACACGGTTACTATTGCAGATGGTGGAATAACCTTTACTTGTGATGCAGATAATCATGCTTCTGAACATTCATATCCAAGAATAGGAGATCCTGCATCTAACAAAATTCTTGCTATTACTGCAGAAACAGCAACAACAATTACTGTAAATGTAGGTATATCTAATGATGATCCAGCCGAATTAGTTCCTGGCACAGGATATAGTGATGGTATATACAATGCAGTTTTACTTAAAAATAAACGTGGATCTGGAACTGGTGCTACCGCTGATATTACAGTCACTAATGGAAGTGTCACAAATGTAAAACTTGTCAATCCTGGCAATGGATATACAGCAGATGACATTGT